TATATGGTCAATTATAACAAGGGTGATTTCTCGCTCATTATTTGGGAAATATCGCTTATTATACTCATCCACTTGTTCTATTTTACCATGCTGTAGTGCATGAGCCTTAAGTTCTTTAGCAATACCTACGGGGTTTTCTGGTCCATCGATGATGGTGATCACCTCATCCATCCTTCCCATATAGTCTTCATACATGAGGAATAAATCATGCTCATCATGGTTCATTCTGTCTGTCCAGCCTAGGAGCTTTGTAACAGGAATGATGATGCCATGGTCTAGAAATATCTTTCTACTCACCCATTTAGCTAGCTTATACACTCTTGTACGCTCCATTGAACGATATATGATGCGTAGCTTGATTTTTGGGTCGCTATGACTGATATACCAGTCAAATGGATTGAGCACAAAAGCATCATCTATAAAGCTAGTTTTGCCTGAACCTGTCAAACCACCCACAAGGAAATACATACTCTTACGTATACCAATATATCTATTCAGCCTGTCAAATCCCATGGGAATACCCCCATTTCTACCATCAAGGCCCTGCTGCACCTCCTGTTTTAACTGCTCAAAACTCATTCTATTTGTTTTTTATTCAGCTGATATAACTTCTTCAACTTCATAATCTGATCCTCCTGTAGGAGAATCATGCCAGTCGTAATCATATGCTTGTTGCATCGCAACATCAATTGCTGCATCCTGGTTTTCTGCAGAAACCTCAAAAGTTTTAACTCTATAGTCTGTTCTGCTAATTTCAATTTTATAGTTTTTCATATATCTGTTCCTCCTGTTGGTTTATTAGCCTCTTCCACTTGTGCACCTTCTCTAACAAGCTCTATATAAGGTTCAAAGCTACGCTGGTTGAGATAGGTGAGACTATTTTGCATGTATGTAAGTTTGTTAGCCCCTGTTTTAACAGAGTTTTCTTTCTTCTGCTCCACATCAAATTTGAGAGCTGCAAGCATATCAGCCAGTGTATATTCACCCTCCAGTAGTATCTTTTCAAACCTCAGCCTACATTCATCCTTGTTCTGTCTAAGGCTTCTAGATCCTGTAAATCTTTTACCCTTGTGTGTGAATGTATCTGTACCAGGATAGGCTTTCCACCACTCTTCAAATTCTGATGGACCAGCTTTCTTCTTAGCTATTTTCACTTCTCCTTCTGATTCCATAAATGAGAGAAGTTCTTTGCCTTGTAATGTGAGCTTTTGATCTGTTCCAATGAGTCCTTTGCGTTCAAGCGTTTGAAATAGGTTGCACACTCTTACACTGTTTGCACAGAGCTCTGTAGTGTCTATTCCTTCTTCAAGCATCTTGAGCAAGAAAATCAAATCCAGTGAGTAGGTCTTTTTGATTAGCTCTTCAAAATGGTAGAGTGTTACATTCAACTTCATTTTCTTCCTTCTTTTTTTCTGGTAGAGGTCCTATTATAGTGATGGTGGCAGGAAGACGATGTTCTTCTTCATTAATCTCTCTCATAATCATCTCCTGCTCCTCTTGCAAATATATAGCATCTTTGAATGCTTCGCGTTCAAAGTCCTCAGGAAATTTCTGTTGGTTTGTCATTTGTTTTCTTTTTGTATCCAGGTTTGTCAACTTTTTGCTCATATGTTCTTATTTTTTTTCTAGAAAAATAAGCTTTTGCTGTAAGCATCTCTCCATACGTGTATAAAGCAGCTTCATGTTTTCTCACTTCTCTATGAGCCCAAGGTTCTCCACATAGAACAATGTAATTGTAATATGCATCACCTGTTTCATCTGTTAATTGATACAAACAATCATCTTCTCTATTCATATTAGCTTATAATTTTAGCAATTAATAAAAGAAGGGCAATGCAAATGCATCCCCAAAATACCGCTCTTTGGGAGTATTCAAATCTGTCCATATGTAATTTTTTAAAAGCTTCCTTCTGTGTGATTTTTATCTTCCTCATCCCAACATGTAGTGGTTGGGTCATAAAGTGTATCATTCTCATCCTCCATTAAAGGAGCACGATGAAGTTCATATGTTATCCAGCCTACAAATAGTAGAGCTGCAATTAAAATAATCCAGAACATGGGTGTTAGTCTTTAAGGCGAAGACCAAACTGCAGATTGAACCAGTCAAATGTTTGTGTGGCCTTCTTGGTGTTACATCTAAATGTTTTCTTGATGAGCGGTATAGCATACGCTCTAAAAAGCTCATATTGCTTTTGTGTGAATGTCCAATTGTGATACCACATATCATCTTTTCTAGCTTCAGCCATAGTTTTACCAATCATATTTAGTTGGTATTCAAGTAGATGATCTGCAATGTTTAGTCTTGTAATTTTCTCTTTAGGAACAAGGAAGAAGTGAAATTTCTTCACTTCTTCAATGAATTCCTTTCTATCCCACACTTCTGTGTAGGAACTGTCACATATGTAACACAGTTTTATTATCTCCTTATCCTTGTAGTTTACAAAACACAGCTCAGAGCGTAGGTTTTTGTATTTATCACCCATGTTTGGTCTGAGGCCTTTTGGTTTTTTCTTTTCCATCAGAACAATGTTAATTGATTAGGATCAACAACTATCTGTTTACCCTTTCCTTCTGTTTGTATTTTCCTAATGAGTTTCTCAGCACGCTCTATGTAATAGGTGTAGTTGATGTTATCTAAAGGGGTGTCTTTAGGTAGATGGTTACACACTGTAGCCACCCACTCACCAGCCTCCACCTGTGATATATCAGCAGCACCACTATCAGAATGCTCATTTTTCACTTTAAGAAGTTTCTCACCCGTGTTAGATATGTAGTAACGGATGAGCTTGTGATAGACAGTTTTTTCGCCTGTAGAGCGGTTGATACCTTCATAATGGAAGTCTTTACTAGCTTTTTGCCTGAGGCAGAAGTCATAGATAACACTATGACCGCGAATAGTATCACTAACAGGTATATTATGAACAAAATATTGCTCAAGAGCCAGTGGTACAATGCGTGCTGACTTGTTCTTATGAAGCTCGAAATCCGTGAGAAAATCACCTTTCTTCTTAACTTCTCCATCAGTTTTTATTGCAAGATAGTCATTTACAGTGGAAAAGATAATCTTCTGGTAGTCAGCTCTTTCTAGCTCATAGCCTGTAAGCTCGCTCCACCATGCATTTATCTCATGCATCTTGGCTATTAGGGTCTTTTTAATCCTAATAGTGACACCATCAGTGTTTGCACTTATCACATTGATACCAGCTAGTTCATAAGCCTCAATAAGCATCATTAGGCTAAGTTCACCTGTAATAGTGGTGAACATGGTGAGCTGCCTGTCATAAATCCAGGACTGCATATCAGAGCTCTTACCATAAACAGAGTTTACAGCAAGCTTTAGAGCCCCTACAATGCCCTTGATTTTCTTGTCCTTCTTAGCTAAAGGCTTGAGTTCCAACCTCTTCTCAAACATTGTCTTATAGCCCTGAAGGAATTCTTTACCCAAATGCCTTGGATAGCGTCCATTATTGATGATGATGGCTGGATAATACGAACTTACATCCCAGTCTATTATTTCATACTCCTCATCTGCTTCAAATATTCTGGGTGTGTTCTCTGTATGCAAACCACCTTTCATGAATGAATAGACATTCCCATAGAAATGCAGCTCTTCCTTAAAGTCATCCTGTGCACCTAGCTTTATCTTTCTAATACGTTCTAGAAAGTGCTGTAGCTCAGGCGTTTGGAATGCTACATAGGGTGCAATACACTCCTTTACAGCTGTGTATTTTGTGAAGAATCCCTTTTTAGGCAGGTCTTTGTAATCCATTCCCTTTTCCTGGCAGTAGTACTTCTTAATCATTTCATCACCAATCTTACTGTCAGAGTAATTGAGACATGGAATGCCAAACTCCTCCTGTATATCCTGTCTGAGTTCTATCCTGTTATCACCTTTATAGAGAGGATGGTCTGTCTGGCCTATAGTGACCAGATAGAACTGATAAGTGGCCCATACATCATTAAGACAGTATTCTGTTGTGAGCACAATGTCCTCATTTGTCATACCATCTTTATCATGCTGTATAGGCATCTCTTCAATGTTCTCAAGATCCATCTCAAACTCTAGTCTTTTCAGACTCACCCTCCGATTTTTATTATCGAAGTGGTGAATCTTGAAAAGATCTATTTGGCGCAGGGATAAATCTGATTCTTTGTATTCTGGGAACACATCATAGTTAGCGTCATGAATAACATCAGCTGCCTTTTGAGCTATCTTGGCACATATTTCTAGGCTAGAAAGCTCGTACCAATTCTCATGGTTGCGTATTATCCATTCTACCACTTGAGAGTCAAAGCGTAGGTTGTTATAACCCACCCAATAGTGATCTTTGTGCTCTTCAGTGAACTTGATGAATGCATCTAGCATGTTTACATCCTTGTTCACTTTAAACACCCTGTATGGCTCTCCAGGAATAAGAGCAACCACTAAGAAATATTCTTTGAGAGTTTCTATATCGTATATAACTACGTTCATTCTTTATCGCGTTCTTTTTTTACCATTTCAACTAAAGATATTGCAGATTCTATAAAATCGTGCACTAGATTATCTTCACTCTCATCTTCCAAAAGTCCTGCAAATGCTGCCATCATAGCCACTTTGTCTCCTGTGAATTTAACAGAGCACTCGTGAGCATCGTTACAAACTATTTCTAGTCTAGCAGTTTCTTCTGCATCTATTCTTTTGCGAGCCATAATGTGTTATTTTAATTGTTAGAGATCACCTATGACGTTGAATACACAGTCATTAACTTGATCAAAATATTTGGAATCCCATGCTACAAGAGAGCACAGTGCCCCAAAAGCAATAAGAGGGAAAGAGCATACAATACCTAATCCTGTTGCTGCCCATTTAAATAAATGTATCATATTACATAGTTTGATTGTAAATCATTCTCACCTTTGCTCCTAGTTCCATATCATTAGGAGTGTTGTAAATTATGTCTGCAGGGATGAGAATTTGCCTGCGTTCTGTGCCTCTATCATAGCACGCTTTACAGAGCTGTCCAGCTCCTTCTATATATCCTGTGCGTAAATCAATATGTACATTACGCTTGTAGGGTGTTTCTACACCACATAGTACGCAGGTGTCATACTCACCTTTTTCTTTCATTTCTGCTTCAAGGGCACAAGAAAGGTGATCGTACCCCGATAAATAATCATAATCTACACCTGAAGTGTCTTTTCCACAATAGGAACATGTGTAAGGTTCCATAATAAATGTATTTTAGTGTGTTAAAAAATTCCCACCCCCATATTTCAGAGGGCAGGAATTGATGAAGAAAGACAAACCTACTTAATTTTTCGCATACGAACAACGAAAGTTTTGTAATCATCTGACGGCTGATAAAAGTATTTATTAGCAGTGATCGTCAGACGTTTTGTGTGTAGTTTCACTCTAAGCAGCGTGTCCATAAAAGAATTTACAGCACTGTCTTGAGAGTCATCTGAATAAACTAAGGGTTTGACTGGGCTCCATATGGAGCGATACACTAGAATAGATGTTGTGGGACGCATAAGGATGTAGGATTTAGAGATTAGAAATAAATACGGAAGTGATCAGCATAAATTTCCACCTTTTTAGGTGTACCCTCGAATGTAGTGCCTTGAGGAACAACAAAGCCTTTAGCAACTTGCTCTTGCTCTCTTGCTTGAAACAGTTCCCTCTTGGTTCTACGAAGTTTCTTGGGACCTTCCCAGGTTCTCACCTTTCTTGTAGATTTAGCCAGTTTCTGGAGCTTTAAATAGAAGCCCTGAAGAGGAGCATTAAAGTTGGCATGCTCATTTCTAGCAATTTGTAACAAAGGTTGACCTGTACGAATAAGGTCTTTCATCTTCTGAACATCTTGCGTGTTGTAAAAGAACGCATTTTTCATGTCTGTGAATTTTAAAGGTTAACAATTGATTATTAAGCGATTTTAGCAAAGCAACACATGGGCATTGTATCACGGTAGGTGAGATATATGTATATACCCTTATCCGTGAAATACTCTGTGTACTTCATTGGTTTTTTGTTTTGCTGCTGGTCAAGAATAGTTTCACCTCTTGTACTAGAGAATGTTTCTACAGTGTCTTGTGTAGAAAACTTCCTGATACAAAAGGTCATGATGAATCTATCCTTAAACTTAGCTACATGATCTTTTAAGTGCTTGATGGTGCCACAATAGTCCAAATCGTAGAGTGTATTTACTTCTTCTGGGTCAGCAGTGGATACATCTTTTAGTTTTAGATTGACACCTGTATGTGACAAACTTGACAGTTGATGTAGAGCTGTTAGCCCATCTTTCTCATAGATTTCAAACTCTGTATAGCCCTTTGATTTACAATAACTTATGTAGTCTTCAATGTGTGGACCTGCTAGACCCACCACCTTGTTTAGCTGCATATCAGTGAAAAAAGAAAAAAGGAAGTCTCTGACCTCCTTCTTTCTTTTTCTGTCTGGACTATGCACTATTGTTTTTGCATAGGTAGACATAATTAACAGATTTCAAATCCTCCACAATGGCGGAGGAACTTAATAAAAGTTCTAACGTGACCTAAAGACACTCCGTGAGATGGGAAGACAAGTTGTCCATCCTCATCCACTACACCATTGTACATAATAGTGCCTACAGGGTGTTCTTCACTAAGCTTTTTAGATTTGTCTTCATTTACAAACTGACCATTCCCATACACCCACATACCAAAGCATATATAAACGCTGTCATCATCATCTTTGGCATTAGCGTTATTGAGAATAAGAAACAAATCTAGTGCATCAGCCAGTATATCACATTTTAGCTGTGTATCTAGGCCATTACCACTATTATTTCCCCATCCTTCTGTAGATAGAGGAGCACCTGCTACGTTGATAGCTAGGTCACATAGAACATGTATAGGCCTCCAAGCCCACACATTAGCTCTAAAATAATAGCCTGGATTAGCTTCTTCAAAAGCGTCTTGTGCCTTAAAATAAACATCTTTTTGCTCTTCTGTTGCTGTTTTCCAATCAGGAGCAACGGGCTTTTCACCCACAAGCTGTGGATTTAAGCCATAAACATCCATTCCCATAATTAATTAATTTAAATGTAAAGGTTTACGTCCATGTAACATACTGACATTGAACTCTTCACACCAGTCTCCAAAGCTTTTAGCGTGTGTGGTTGGTTGTACTGTGCGAAGACTAGTTTTGATTTTGCAAACAGGTGTTGCACGTCTGCCAAATAGCAGCTCTTTGATAAATTTTAGCATATGTGTGTGTTTTAGATTTCCTTCCAAGTGTCATCATCCATATCATCCCAATCACCATCTGGATCATCATCCTCTTCATCATCATATTCTTCTTCCCATTCTTCAGGATAGCTGATTATCACCTTTTTAATGCCATCAGGACCCTCCATGAATAAAGGCTCTTCTGTTTCTTCATCCACCTCAATAGCCACCTCTCCTTCATATATGTCTATAATGACATTTAGTTGTTCGATGGTGATGTCTTCCAGATCTTCAGACTCTGGACCAGCATCAAACCATCCTATTTCAGCTTCTTCAGCCACTATTTCATCATCAATGGTGAGAACAGGATAGACAGGATAACCGTTGTCTTGTATGAATTGTTCTTGATTTGCGGGCAGCAGTTCTAGTTTACGCACACCCACTTGTTCCTTTATTCTGTGCCCATGATTGAGCTTATAAGTGAACAGCATTCCTTTCTCCAGCCCACGAGAAGGAATGTAGGATTTGAATCCCAGTTCTGCGAGTATACGCATGGCTATTTTTCTTTAGAATTAATGTAGTTAATTTCATTAACATAGTTCTCTGCATCATTGATATGGTTACACTGAGCATCAGTATACCCTACATTATAGTCTTGTATACGCTGCTCCTTCTCCATTTGTTTGGCTTGTTCAAATAAATGTGGTGGTAAATAAAACCTTCCATCTGACCATTTATTTAGTTGTTCTTCCAACCATTCTACTGCTGTTTGTTGTGCCATAGTTATCTTTTAAATTTAATTGATGCTAGTACCATAAATGGTGCAAGAAACCAAGCTAAACACATACAAGGAAATATTTTAGCAACAACCTCTGCCAAATCAAAATATTCTTTATCATCTGAAGGTCGAGGATTTTTTATCATCCAATATATCCCTATTACAGTGGTAACTATCCAATAAGCAATTAATACTGTTTGTTGTGCCATATTATTTGTTTGAAAAAGTGTATGCAAATGCATATTATAATGCAAAAATGACGAAAAATGGATGGTAATGCATATAAATGTGTCATAAAATGCACTTTATGGTGTGTTTTTGTCCTTTTTTCGACACATTAATATTTTGCAAAAGGTAGTGAAAAACGCTACTTTGTGCATAAAGTTACTAAAAAAGGAGCAGCCCTGAAAACAGAGCTGTCCTTTCTGTCCTTATTAATCCATACACATCTACGTTTTTAAATTGACAGGAGAGAGGGAACTTTCGTTCCCTTTCCTGTCTCACACACACAAATCAATCCTTAAATTCTGTTTTTACAACACGGTTGATGAGACTGCTTACGTTCTTTACAAGAACATCCATATCATTCACTATTGTATAATAGCTGTAGATGTCCTTCACCTGTCCATAATACAGTCCAACACCCACTGTAACAAATCCATCTCGTATGCCGTCTTCTGCTTGAAAAAAAAAATCATTAATAGCCTTTTCACCACCATATCCATGACCTGATGGCTGACCATCGCTAATAGAGATGAATATGATGTTATCAGAGGTTTGCTGTCTGACACGATCATATATGTTCTCTATTACAGGACCATCATAGTTCTCTCTATAGCTGTTACGCATCTGACGCTCAATAGTGTACTCAAAATTGGGGTTGTAGAGCTCGTGATACACTCTCACCTCTGGAGTGTCACATCCACTGTGGCCATAGAAGAACATCTTTTGTGGAGGAAGTATTTGTGAAAATGCATAATAGAGCGTTTTGAAGAGCTGGTGTTGCATTTCTTGTCTGCTGCCCCTCATAGAGCCACTCTCATCACTCATTTTACCGCATATTAGGTTTTGTATTATGTCATCTTTAGGCTCAAAGGATATGTCAAGCATAGAAACTAGAGAGTTACCCATTCTTATATTGTCAGATGTATACCTAACAGGACTAGTTTTCTTGTCCATCACTACAAACTTGGTGTTTTCCTTTAGTCTGCCTGATAGAGCACTAGGTGGTTTTAGCCAAGAGGGTGTAGTGCTTTCTATTTCTTTAAATAGATCCACACCCATCTTCTGAACCTGTGCTTCATCCATTTCTTCACTATCACCAGGTTTACCTCCTTTTCCTTGTTTTTCGTCTTCACCAGATATTGTAAAGAAGAAATCCACCTTTTTTAGGAAGTCTCTGTAATGTTGAAATAGATTACCTAGTTCATCATCATCATCCATAACAAATTTTATACAAGAGGCTTGACTTGTTTTGTCTACATTAAAAATTGTAACCACCTCACCTGTAAGTGTAGTTTTCTCTTCTTTAATAAGCCCTGTTAGAAACTTAGTGAGATAACCCATTTTACAGAGCTTCAATAAGAACATTTTACAGAGCTTATCTGCTGTATACCATGTAAGGCCTGCTGATATTTTGAAATCATAGCCAATAGATGGAGGAATTTCAATGAAAGGATGATCATAAATCACCCTTTCATAACCACCGAAATAACTATCCTCCCATCCAAACAGACTAGTCTTCATCATCTTCTTCGCTAGTTTCATCTGATTTGGTTTTAGATGTGTCAAATAAGGTTTCGAGAAACTTTGCACCTTCTGTGCCACCTATACCCTTGCAGATGATGTAGAACGCATCATAAAGCGTAAATCCATCCTCTACAAGCTCACCAATCATCTTTAAATGGCGAATAGACAGATTAAAACTCACTGTAAACTCATTATGAGCCTTATTAATCCCTGTATATACAGATACCATCTTCTTTAGTCTTTCTGTATCAATAGAAGGACAATGTGTGTGTATAGCCTTTCTCACTTCTGTACTACTGAGAGGATCAATTTCAACAATCATAAACCTGTCTAGCAGCGCTCTGTCAAGCTTGTGTGTACCTGTATACTGGCCACCTAGATTGGCTGTAGCAATGAATACACATTGAGGATGCACTTTAATTGGTGCTACATCATCAAAACAGTATTCCATAGGCAGTTCCCTACGAAAATCCAGACAAGGAAATAGGAGGTTGTTAGATGTTACAACAGCACGACTTATCTCGTCAAGCATAACAATGCCTGGTTGCTGTATTACATCAGAAAACCTGCTCTTTACAAATGTACTGGTAGTTACACCATCTTGCATCTTGATAACGTGATTACCTACAAGAGACATAATTGGGTCTGTCATAGTGCCCATGTCAAATATGGTGAGTGGTACATTCAGGTCTTTAGCAATGTTGCTAACAAGTTCTGTCTTACCTACACCTGTAGGGCCTAGGAGAAGTGTATTTACACTGCGTACAATGTTACGCTTTAGAATAGCATATACACCCTCACTCACCCTGAAATAGCCATTTAGCTTTATGTATCTAGTGCTATTAAAGGCTGGTTTCACCTCAGGTTTTCCATCTGCTGAAGGACTGCTAGCCTCTATCAGCTTTTTCATATCATCAGCTGTAGGAGGAGCTGCTTCAGCCTTCTTAGTGGTGATTCTTGTCTTGCTAGGAGCGGTGAGTGCTTCCATTCTTTCTCTAAGCTTACGCTTTAGAGCTTCTTCTGTGATTGTTGTGTGTGTTTTTTCCATTTTACATGGGATTTTGGTTAATAAAATCGTTTATTCTGTCTCTGTAGGAGCTTCTTGGCGCTTTTTAACAAACCATTCAATAAATTTCTCCTCGTCCAGGTCAAGCTGTTTAATCTTTACAGCAATTGCTGTAGCAAACATCTGACCTTTCAATCCATCTGTTTTCTTGTCTAATATGCAATACTCGTATGTAAGATAGATGGCTTCAGCATCTGTATCTGCATAATCAAGAACTTTCTCAAGCACACCAGATTTAGTGGTGAGGTTGCGAGGAGCATCTTTTGGATTGTCAAACAGCTTTCTAGCCATAATTTCTACAATAAGCATATTGTAGACAACAATAGCCTCTAGCTCATATCTTCTTTCAAGGTCAATACCCATAGACTCAGCTAGGGTTTTACCTTCGTGGTTGAATTTAATTCTTTCCATTTGTGCGTGTATTTATGTGAATTAATCCTCGTCATCACCATCTCTGCAATCATCACAAAGCCCTTTTTCATATTCTGCTTTAGCTTTCTCCTTGTATTTAATAAACTTCCTTACAAACTTGTCACAATCACCATCTACAGCCTCATACATCATGGTGAGTCCTGCAAGAAATCCATGCACCCCGCTGGATTCAAAATCCATATCTCTATCTATCTTGCTAAACTGCATAGCTAGATAGATGCGTTCTGCTTCTGTAGAGCCTTTTTCAAACATCCTTTCCATCATTCCTGTCTTTGTACGCATATTTATAGGTGCGTCATCAGGATTGTCAAAAAGGCTTTCTGTTAGAACAGACTGATCAATGATGCTAAAGAATACAATAGCATCTAATTCATCACTGCGCTCATCATCTATGCCAATAGCTAGATGAAGTGAGTCTTGTGAGTGGTCAAACTTAATTGCCATACGTGTGTGTTTTATTGGTTAAATAATTGATTTACAATGCTTTCCAACGTTTACCTATTGTACCTGTAGGTTCTTTAGCCCTGCCTTTGCATCCATATCCATTTGTAGCACAAGACATAAGACCGCTAATAATTGCTATCATTAGGATGACAATTAAAGCTATTTTTGCAACTCTTTCCATAAGGAATTGATTTTTAATTAGTTAAGAAAAAAAAGGGCCCAGTATAGATATACAGGCCCGAA